GCGTGTCGGCCATATTCTGAACGGCCGGATGATCTGGCGCCTTAGTTATCAGGTAATGGAACACCTGAGTGGTCAAAGCCACTGATGACGTTGTAACAGTCAGACCCAGCTCATAGAACGCCTCATGGACTAAATCCGCTATCCCATCGATCCGGGTGGAAACGTGAGCCGATCCGCATGGGATCCGTTCTAATATTTGTTGCTCTATCATAATGAACGAAAATCGCCCCTATGGATGGTCGATGGATGTAAACTATGAACGCTATCAATGGATATCCCCTTAAAGGGGGAATATCCATCAATAGCAGTTCTACCTATTTTCGGTGATAGCTTTTGAATAAGTGGTGATAGGCTTTTTTTGATCATTTTTGACCCTGATTCAGCACGTACTTTTTGGCTTTTTCTGTGCCTATGTTTTTGATCAAACCGTCTTGTTCCCATGCTGCCGTCAAGTCACGACTCTTGGTGTGGCCAACTTTAGATTTATTGCGTATGCAGCTTTGAAGATCGCCTGCGCTTATCCCTTTTGAAACAATCTGACGATATTCATCAAAATCTACGATGATTTCTGGCCGGCCGGCAGTCTTACGCTCTGGTTCATCTGCCACAATCCAAGCCAGCCCTACATCACTATGGCGTAGGTTTGCGTAAGGCTGTACGTTGTTTTGAGCTATAATGCCGTTAGAATTGAGGTTTGATCGCTTACCTCGCTTGGTTACCTCTAGCCTATAAATACGCTTTCCTTCGGCATCGTCGCCGCAAGGAGCAAGCGTCAGTACGCTTCTGGCCCAATTAGTCAGCTCGCTTGATCCAAATCCGCTGTACGCCTTGTCTGCGCCTTGATATCCGATCCCATCCCTAACAGGCTTCGGAGTGTGATGGATCAGCATCCACGCAAACCCAGCCGACAAGGATAGAGGGTTTAGCATATTCCGCAGAAACTCGCTGGCTGTTTCCTGACTAGAAAGATCGCCTCCAATAAAGGCCAACAACGGATCAATCCAAACTAGGTCAGGCTTGTACTTCTCAACTAACCTACGCACGCGATCAACAAATTTTTCGCCAGTCGAAGTGCAGTCACGGACGATCGTTACTCTGGCCATCACTAATTCCTTCTGTTTATCAGTAAGGTTCATCGCCTTAAACACGCCTTGAATGGATTCAGCCACGTGTCCCTCGTCGTTCTCAGCTTGGATAATCAGCGATTTTAATCCTTCGCCATGCGGATTGATTCCAAAGAACGACTCGGCGATTGCCCACGTGATTGCAGCCTGCATACACAGGACAGACTTTCCAAGGCCACTGCTGCCCACCCACAACGCTGATCCGCCACGGCATATCCATCGCTTGCCAAGTAACTGCGTGGGATCTTGAGTCTCTTTAAAATTAAGAAGGTCATCCCACTTATAAGGCTCTGGAATATCCCCAAACAAAATGCGCTCTTTCCATTGTAAAAATGAGATCGATGGTGTGCCACATTCGACTAGCTCTTGCTGATTGCCTGTGGCCGTCCTCATAGCACCTGGCAGCCTCGACAACCTGCCTGCGTCTTTTGTCGAGGAATCTACCTTGCTGTGCTCTAAGTGCTTAAATATAAAATCAACACGTTCAGTAAATTCAGCTTCGTTGGTAGCATCTATTTTCACCCATGCGTGCAGGCTGCGTGATCCGCTCTTAATGATGCAAGTCGTAGGCAATCCGCTTTTTTTAATAATTTTCCACTGCTCATCCAACGTGCTTTCATCAAATTCAATTAGGACGTGACGCCATTTAGTAACATGTTCTTTCTTTCGGCCCTTGCCATTGTTAGGGTTAATTGAGACATACACGCCAACGGCTGATCCTTGCCACTCCTTTAATCCGTCTCCTTTGTATAACTCGAGCCACTCCTCACGTTTTCTTGTTTCACCAATCCCGTCAGGCCGCTCACGATCTCCGTCCTTAATAGAACGACAGATATTGATACTTTCGCCTAGTTCAAAAGCCTCGGCTAAAAATTTCTCTACTGGCTGGGCTTCTACGCTCTTAGGCATTTGAGGAACTGGCAAGTCCTCGCGCACGATCGCACCATTCTGATAGCCGTACTTGGCTTTCGGCCTCCACGCCTCCCTGGCTGGCTTGCTGTAAGCGGATTTGACGGCTGCAACTGCCTCTTTCTGCGTGATGCCAAATTTATGGCCCCAGATCTCGGCCTCGGTTTCGGCGTCGAACTGCGACAAGCCTTGGTCGCGGAATTGCAACGCCATCTTGAACAGCTCCGTGTTGCGATGCCCCTCCGGCGCACCGTTGTGGTAAATCGCTTCCGTGGCTGGCGGTAGAGCGATCATTTTTTAGCCTCCATAGCCTTTGCCTTGTGCTCCTCGGCTCGCTTCAGCATCTCCTTGCAGATCGTGATGGCTAGATCCAGCCGGGTACGAACGGCCTGATACTGCTCTTTGAGCAAATTCTTTTTCGCACGCTCAAGGATTTCGAGGTGCCAGGTGAGGCGTTTTACGGACATGAAAAAATGACATCCAAAATTTTAATAGATTCGTTTGCAGCAAACTTTTTAATTTTCATAAACTGCTTGTACGTAGCCTCAACATCGAACCCCTCTCTTATTAAAGAGACAAAGAGGCGATAGACGTTTTCCGTCTCTTTTTTCTTCCAGTTGTGATAACAACATCCCGACGAATAGATGTCGTATATTCCCTTGCTTGCCAATGCAGTCACAAATAACTGATCACCACCAAAACTAACCCACACTTTTTTTGCCTTGTAAGACCACTCAATGTTATAGTCCATCAGTTTTATGTTTTGATGCTCGGTTTCATATTGCATTTGTTTTTCTCCTTAATTTTTTATGTGTTTCCTTTTGTTTACTCACCACTGCCCCATTCCCCACCGCATACGATTGTTACGGGCGATGATCACTTGTTCGGCGTACTGCTCCGGCGTGTAGGTACCGATGACGCGGGCGGAGAACATGGCCAGGAGATCCCGCAAGCTCACAGCACCGCCTTTGGCAGCGGCCCAGCCAGTTTGTAGTGGTACTTGCTGGCGTCGTATTCCAGCGGATATCCAAAAAAATCACGCAGCAGATCGATGTCCCGCTGGATGGTTTTGTAGCTACATTCGAGCTCAACCCCCAACCGGGCACAGCTCGGAAGCGTCAGATCCCGGCGCAACTTGCCAGCTATCACGCCCAGGCGGCGAAACGTCGGCCGAGTATCGCCCAGACCCATCGCACGCTGGCTTTTCGATGCAAACGTGGCGGCCTTTGTGCTCACTTGCTGATCTCCACCATAGCGACCTTCGGCAGCCGCATCGCATTGAACTGCTTTTCACTGGCTGCGAACACGTCGATCACCGGCAACTTGCCACCGCTGGCCTTCTTGCTCTTAACGGCCGTGCCAGTATCTACGGCCACCCACTCACGCTTGGCACCGATGACGCGGATCCGTGACCACAGCGGAATGATGTCGGGATCCACGGCGCAGTGACGGCCAGCCCGCAACTTAGTGCCAGTGCTTGACTGATAGCGACTGCTCCACTCGTCCTCACCGGGCCAGTAGCCAGTGATGCGAACTTTGATCTTTTTCACGTCGATCTTTTTGGCGTCCGGCCGCATGTCGATCATCACGTTTGACGCCTGCGTGGCTGGGAACCCAAAGAACGCCAGGAACGTCAGCACTACGTTGCAAAGCGCTCTCATAGCCCTGCCCTTATCCGATCGATCAGATCGTTCTCACGGCCTTCCGCAGCCGCCAGCGCAGCCTTCGCCTCCGCCAGCTCACGAGCCAACGAACGCACGCGGTTAAGCAACTGATCTTGGGTGGATTGTTCGGGTAGTACCTCAATCACAGCGAACCTCCCGCGGGTCGTACTTCTTCAGCCAGCGCCACCCCTTGCAGATGGATGTAAACGCCTCAAACGCCTGGGCAACTTGCTCGGCTGTGTATTTGATGTCCTGCAACTGACCGGTGACTGGATCGATCAGAATGTTCCGGCACGCCATGCCTTCATCCGTAAAGGCGTATGCGTAAGC